AGATCGTTATCTGTCTGAAGACTATATGTTCTGTCAGTGGTGGAGAAATATCGGTGGTCAGATTTGGTTGTGCCCATGGATGAAGACACATCACGTCGGTACATATGCATTCACTGGTGACATGCCAGCCGTTGCAAACTTCGTCGGATCTCTATAATCCTATATGATTGTTGGACTCGTTGGCTTCATTGGAGCAGGGAAAGGCACAGTCGCGGATCTCTTGGTAGATCGTCATGACTTTTTCAAAGAAAGTTATGCAAACAGCGTCAAAGATGCATGCGCTACAATCTTTGGTTGGAATCGCAATATGCTCGAAGGTGACACTCCAGGCTCAAGGGCATGGCGTGAACAAGACGATAAATGGTGGTCTGAAAAACTCGGTAAACCATTTTCACCAAGATTGGCTTTGCAACTTATGGGCACAGAGGCAGGAAGGGATATTTTTCATCCTGACCTCTGGGTTCATACTGTAATGCGTCGCTGTGAACAAGCACCCTGGAATAATTATGTAATTGCTGATGTGAGATTCCCAAATGAAATCAAGGCTATTCGAGATTCTGGGGGACGTGTTGTTCGCGTTCGTCGTGGTCCTGATCCTGAGTGGTATGATCTTGCTCGAGACTGCAATCTGGGACGCCTTCAACAAGAAGTAATGCGTAATGCATATCCAGAAGTTCATTATTCAGAATGGGCTTGGATTGGTTCAGAATATGATATTGTTATGGACAATAATTGTTCATTAGATGAGTTGAAGACAAGGGTTGACAATTTAGTTGATTCGTTATATAATAATCGTGTTGAGCAAATTGAGGATGTTAAATTATGAAACTTTCTGAAAACACCGTACAAATTCTAAAGAACTTCTCTGGTATCAATCAGAGTCTACAATTCAAGGAAGGTAATACTTTGAAGACCATTTCTGGTCTCAAGACTATCTTTGTTGAAGCAACTGTCAATGAAACTTTCCCAAAAGAGTTTGCATTGTATGATCTAAACAAACTTCTTGCAAAGGTTTCTCTGTATAAAGATGCAGAGTTGGGTTTTGATGACGACAAGTTGACTATCAATACTGAGAACAAAAAGAAGTCTGATTATATCAAGTATTGTTCACCGAAGGTTATTGTAACTCCACCAGAGAAGTCAATCACATTTGGTGATCCAGATTGCTCATTCAGTCTATCTCAAGAAGATCTTGATTGGATGCGCAAGAGTGCTGGTATCTCTGGTTCGCCAAACTTCGTATTTGAGAGTGATGGCTCAGTTATCAACTTTATTGCAACTGATATCAAAGATGATTCTGCTGACCAATCTAAGATTGAGATTGGAACCAGCGATGGTAAGAAGTTCCGCGTAGTAATGAAGGTCGAAAACTTCAAACTTCTTGATGGTTCATATGATGTTTCTATTGCCAAAAAGGGTATGGCGCGATTCAAGCATAAGACTGTCGATATCGTTTACTATATTGCAATTGAAGCCGCAAACTCGACTTTCGGTGAGGAATAATTATGGCTATTGATAAAGCAAAGGTTCTAGGATGCCTCCAGGAAATCTCAAACTCGTTGACTCGTATTGAAGCCGAACGAGATTTGATTCGTGAGATCCTTGCGAAGATGCAGGATGAGTGCGAGATTCCAAAGAAGTTGGGTCGTAAACTGGCAAAGACTTATCACAAGCGTAATTATGAGGAGGAAGTTGCAGAGCAGACTGACTTCCAAACCATTTACGAAAACGTGGCTAAATAAGTCTATTGGGGTGCGGTTTTCTTGCCGACGGTACTATCCGCCAGACTGCTCATCGTGAGGGTTCACCTCCTCCACCCCATCTTCTCTTTTAGGAATATATTATGCATAAATCTGAATTGCCTATTCTAATCGTAATTCTGTTGACCGCAATTTTCGCTCTTGCGAACACATACTTCCATTGGATTCCGTATTCTGCACCTCCAGTCATGTTGATGATTGGGATCGCATTATATTCGTTATGGGAGCATAAACGTGGCAACAAGACGTAATTTTTTCAAGTATCTTGGACTTGCTGGTGGTATTGCTGGTGGTGGCGTAGTTGCCGCCGCAGCCGTTTTACCAGATTCTGAAAAAGCAAAGTGTATCAAGGAAATTGAATCTACTGGTTACAATGGCAAATTAGCCATTGGTGCTGAGTATGGTGAACTGCTTCCGACAGAACCTAATACATTCCGTTTTGGATCGCAGTTTGTTCCTGGAACTGAACGACATGTAAAGGCAAGTATGACCGTCGGACCAGATGGCGAGATGTACTTGTATACAAACGGTAAATGGCGTAGAATAGTAACTGAGTGACAAGGAGTTTTATATTATGGTTGAAGCATTGTGGGTTGAAAAATACCGTCCTCATACTATTGCCGATTGTATCCTTCCTGAGGAATACAAGTCCACTTTTCAGTCGTATGTAGATCGCAAGGAGATTCCTCATCTTCTTCTCTGCGGTGGACCAGGCACTGGTAAGACTACGGTTGCACGTGCGTTGTGTGATGAAATTGGTTGTGACTATTTGATGATCAATGGTTCGGATGAGTCAGGCATTGATACCTTCCGAGTCAAGATCAAGAACTACGCAAGTTCAATGTCTCTTGGCGGTGGTAAGAAAGTTATCATTATCGATGAAGCAGATTATCTGAATCCAAACTCAACTCAGCCAGCCATGCGTGCTGCGATGGAAGAGTTTGCTCATAACTGCACTTTCATCATGACTTGTAATTATAAGAATCGCATTATTGAACCACTACATTCTCGTTGCGCTGTAATTGAGTTTAAACTTCGTAAAGAAGATAAACCTAAGATGGCAATGGCATTCATGAAACGCGCAGCAGAGATTTTGGCTGTTGAGAAAATCCCATACGATAAATCAGTTCTTGCAGAAGTTGTAAAGAAACACTTCCCTGACTATCGTCGAGTGTTGAATGAACTTCAGCGATACTCTGTTAGCGGCAAAATTGACTCTGGCATTCTCACTAGCATTGCTGATGTGTCATTAAATGATTTGATTACATCGCTCAAAGATCAAAACTTCGGAGCAATGCGTAAATGGGTTGCCGACTTTGGTGGTGATGATCCTGCAAAAATCTATCGTAAGATCTATGATAGTTTATATGATGTGATGGATAAGTCTACGATTCCAAATGCAGTTTTGATTCTCGCAAAATACCAGTATCAATCTGCATTTGTTGCTGATCAGGAACTGAACCTCACCGCATGTCTCACTGAGATGATGGTGGAGTGTAAGTTCAATGGCTGATCTCTTCAAAGAAATTATTCCGTCTATTCTACAGACGAAAGAGTATGCTCTCCTAACAGAACAGGATGAAAAGTCATACTCATCATTTATGGTTAATCGTGCACTTTCGTATCATAGAGACACAGTTCTCTGGGCGAACGAAATGAATCGATTTACGACTCTTGATAACAAACTCAAATATGACTTTCTCCTAAATATTATAAGAGCCCAAAAGCGTCCATATTCAAAGTGGCATAAAAAGGCTTCAAGTAGTGATTTGAGTGTTGTTAAGGAATACTATGGATACTCCGACGCGAAAGCCGAGGAAGCATGTAAGATCCTCTCCGACGACCAAATCACCGAAATGAAAAAACAGTTATATAAGGGTGATTGATCATGGTCGAAAAATTAGTAGAAGTCACATTAGAAAAGCAAGACGACTTCCTCAAGGTTCGCGAAACTCTTACACGCATCGGAGTCGCTGCAAAGAATGATAACATTCTTTATCAGTCTTGCCATATTCTCCACAAACAGGGAAAGTATTACATTGTCCACTTTAAGGAACTATTTGAGTTGGACGGAAAGCCAAGCAATATGTCAGACAATGACATTCAGAGACGCAATACAATCGCGAATCTAATGGCTGAATGGGGGCTCGTCAAACTCGTGAGTCCAGAAAAAACAAAAGACAATGTTGCGCCACTATCACAAATTAAGATTCTTCCGTTCAAAGATAAGAATCAGTGGCAATTGGTTTCTAAGTATACAATCGGTAAGAAAAAGAAGGATACTGTATGATCTATTTGAGTGTGTATAGACTTCGTGATGATTTATTATTACC